AACTTGGCTTTTGGTGCTTTCTTGCCGATCATAGGAATGTTAGGCAAACACTGGTTTGAAACAGCACACGATGAGCCAGAACATAACCCAGAACCCACTAAACCGAAAGAAGAAGATGCTACCAGCGTTACTCCTTAATGTAGTCCAGTCATTAGTATTGGACCAAGCACAGTCGTTAGCTAAAGAACACGTTGCTGACGCAATTGAAAGAAACCTGGATGATGACCAGAAGAAAATGTTAGATGATGTTGTGGATATGATGCCTGACAACCAGTTTAAGACATTTAAGGAATTTCTTGGATGAAACTAAGTAAAAACTTTAGTCTCAAAGAGCTTACCAAGTCTACCACAGCAGTTAGACATAACATTAACAATACTCCAGACCAAGAGCAACTCATTAACCTAGCGGTACTCGTGAATTGCGTGTTACAGCCAGTTAGAGATGCTCATGGTCGTGTTGATGTCAACTCTGGGTTGAGGGTACTTGAGTTAAACCGTAAGATCGGAAGTGGGGATTCAAGTCAGCACGTGCAAGGCATGGCGGCAGACATCGAGTGTCCTGCTATCAGCAACATGGAGTTAGCTGAGTGGATTCGGGATAACCTTGAGTTCGATCAGTTAATCCTAGAGTTTTACACACCTCAAGACCCTGCTTCTGGTTGGGTTCATGTGTCCTATAACAAAGAAGAAAATAGGAAACGTGTGTTAAGAGCAGTTAAAAATGATGGAAAAACTGTGTATCAAGAGGGACTTACGTAATGGCTAAACCAAAGTCAAAAAAGATTCTACCTAAGACAACCACAGGTGAAATAATAGAAAGTTTTGGACCTGGGGGTGGACCTAGGGGGATGTCTAGGAAAACTGGTTACAAGATAATGAATAAGTTCTTCAAAGATAACCCAAGTCAAAAACCAGGAGGAAAGAACCCTGCTAACTGGACAAGTAAGCCTCATAGCAAACAAGCTATTAGAAATGACCCAACTAGAAATGACCCTAGTTGGAAAGAGTTTCATAGCACTTTAAGAGCTAGAAAAGAAAGACTAAAGGTTTCAACAAATGAAAGCTAAAAAAGAGGTACTAGAGGAACTGCATGGTTCGGTAGCACTTGAGCTACTTCGCAGGATTAGAAGTGGTGAAGCACTCCCTGCTGACATAGCGAACTCCATAAAGTTCCTCAAGGATAACAATATAGAAGGACTAGCAACTGAAGGGTCACCTCTTGGCAATTTAGTCAATAGTATGCCTTTCCCTTCTCGTGAACAATTACGTGAAATCAATTGAGTTTGGTAACCCTATAATTATTACTCTGGTAGGGTTGGTTGTCTTTTACATTGGTCTAAAGATGTTTGCTGGTGGTATGAAAGCTATGGGCAACATTGAGCACCTACAGTATTTCATGGGTAATCCTTACTGGATGTTCCTTGGTGGTATTGTGTGTACATTGCTGTGGCAATCTAGTTCACTCAGCACTACTGCTATCGTAGGTTTGGTAGCCAGTGGTGCCCTACCACTACCATCTGCTATAGCCGCTGTACTAGGTGCTAACATAGGTACCACGGGTACAATCTGGCTTGCAGGACTCATGGTATCCGATGGAATACCAACGGGTACAACAAAGCATATAGCACTTGTGCATACAGGTGTGAACGCATTAATGGCAGTTACACTGCTACCCTTTATTCAACCAATAGCTAAATTTATATCGAGATTCTAATATGTCTAAACCTGGACTCTATGCAAATATCCACAAAAAACGTGCTCGTATCAAGGCAGGTAGTGGAGAGAAAATGCGTAAAGCGGGTGACGAAGGTGCACCCAGTAAGCAAGACTTTGTGGACTCAGCAAAAACCGCAAAATATAAGAAGTCAACATGAGTGGCTCAACTCCTGCTTGGCAAAGAAGTGAAGGAAAAAATAAGTCTGGAGGACTCAATGAGGCAGGACGTAGATCCTATGAGAGAGAAAATCCTGGTAGTGATTTAAAACCTCCAGCACCTAATCCTAAGACTAAAGAAGCCAAAAATAGGAGAAAATCTTTTTGTGCTAGAATGAAAGGTATGAAAGCAAAGCTGACCTCTAGCAAAACGGCACGTGACCCAGATTCACGTATTAATAAATCACTAAGAAAATGGAATTGTAACTAATGCCTGGACATTACAATAAACCGCAAAAGAAAAAGAAAAAGAAGTGATCACGTATATGCCTATAAGGAGGGTGAGGCGTGATCCTCATCGAAGAAAGGTAACTTATGATACGCTATATAATTATTCATATAGCCCTCGTGATGGCATTATTGATGCCTACATCTACTTGGGGTATTAAAACCAAAGGTTCTTTCACTACACAGCAGATTAGAATGCTCTGGATGGGTTGTTTTCAGGGTGCTAACATGAAAAGCCCACAGACTCAGCAAGTCAATGGTATGGTGTGTGATTGTATCCTAGATAAAACTAGAACACTATATACTTATAAAGAAATCCTAAAGAAGTCAGGTAAACCTATGCAAGACGAATATAGCAGGTTAGCTGATGTTTGCGTGGATGAACTTGGGTTAATGCCTAAGTCAAGAATAAATATATAGTAATTCATACAACGGACGTAGACGAATGGAAACGATAGTAGATGACCTAAGAGACTTCCGTAACTTTCTTTTTGTCGTGTGGTCCCATTTAAACCTTCCAGAGCCTACTCCAGTACAGTATGATATGGCTGAATATCTTCAGTCGGATGAAAAACGTATTGTTATAGAGGCATTTCGTGGTGCAGGGAAATCTTACATTACCTCTGCTTACGCATGTCACCAATTATACCTCAACCCTGAAGTTAAAATACTCGTAGTATCTGCAAGTAAGATAAGAGCAGATGACTTCAGCACCTTTACTATGCGGCTTATTCAGGAGATGCCGCTTCTTCAACATCTCATTCCTAGAGACAACCAGCGTCAATCTAAGATTAGCTTTGACGTTGGTCCTGCCAAAGCATCTCACAGTCCTTCTGTGAAGTCTGCTGGTATTACTGGTCAGTTGGCTGGTAGTCGTGCAGACTTGATTATTGCAGATGACATAGAGATACCTAATAACTCCATGACACAAACTATGAGAGACAAGATAGCAGAAGCTGTTAAAGAGTTTGATGCTGTCTTGAAACCTGATGGTCGTGTAGTCTATCTAGGTACACCACAGACTGAAATGAGTTTGTATGAAGTATTACCTGAACGTGGATACAAAGTTAAAATATGGCCCGCTAGATACCCAAAGGATACTATTAAGTACAATGGTAGACTAGCGGATACGTTAGTTAGACAGGTAGACACTGATCCTACCATAGTCGGACAACCTACTGACCCACAACGCTTCGGAGACCATGATCTCTTAGAACGTGAGTTGTCCTATGGTAGATCAGGGTTTAGTCTACAGTTTATGCTAGACACGAGTTTAAGTGATGCCAATAGATACCCACTTAAACTTGAGGATTTGATTGTAATGGATGTGGATAGTGAAAAGGGACCAGAGAAGATTATTTGGGGAAGAGATAAGGATAAGATTGTTGACATTCCTAATGTCGGTCTTCCTGGTGACTTTTATTATAAGCCCTTGGATACTGTTGGAGATTACATTGATTACACGGGTTCTCTCCTGGCTATAGACCCTAGTGGTCGTGGTCAAGACGAGACAGCATACGCTGTAGTTAAGATGCTGAATGGTTATCTTTATGTCGTAGACTTTGGTGGCATAGAAGGTGGTTATGGAGAACGTGTACTAAAGACCATAAGCATGATTGCGAAGCAGCATAAGGTAAACTATGTACTTTTGGAATCTAACTTTGGTGATGGTATGTTCACTGAGTTGCTTAAACCTGTGTTGACTAAGGTTCACCCTGTGACGATAGAAGAAGTCAGACACAACATCCAGAAAGAAAAAAGGATTATTGATGTCTTAGAACCTGTGATGAATCAGCATAAGCTGGTGATCGACAGGAAAGCACTTGAGAAAGACTATAGTTCAGTACAACACTACCCACCAGAAAAGCAACCTAAGTATATGTTAGCTTACCAGATGACTAGGGTAACTAAAGAACGTGGGGCTTTAGCACATGACGACAGACTGGATGTGTTGTCTATGGCAGTAGCATACTGGGTAGAACAAATGTCTGCTGATGTAGATCGTGAGATGAAGACAAGGAAAGATGAGTTACTAGATAAGGAACTTGAGATATTCATGCAGAATGCCATTAGTGTAAATAAGTTTACTGAAGTAGAACCTAGATGGTTTAGTATATAATTAGTATATAGTGTAGTGGTATTACTATTGTATACTAATGTATGTATCTAATGTCCTGTTAGTCATATTTTGGTAAAAAAATATGAGACCATTAGCTATCGACAGGGATACGAATTACCCCCTTCGGGGGTACCTGGGGGTACTGGCTTGGCACAACTTTTGCATTCCTGTGTGTACCTGTGTGGGTGTCCGTGGGTAACGTGGGTATAATGTGTGCATACCTGTGTGTACGTGAGGATTGATTGGGTATATAGGTATTCATTGGTTTGATTAGCTATATATCCAATTGCATCTGTTTTTTTAACGTAGTTAAACCAAAGTGCCAACGTCACCTGTGTTGCCGTGTGACGACCGTAGGTCGTTGCGTGTGTTAGCAACGTGATCACGGCTGCCCAAGTGTACGCACAGCATCTTCGATGCCAGAGAGACCCCAAACTTGACATTTGCGTTCTGGCCGTTATACTAATTGGCGAGCTTGAGACAAGCCATCTGACAGATCAGTTCTTGAGTTCACACAAACGCAAACACAAACGCAAACATAGGAGCATGTATGACACAACGTGAGAAACTATTGGCACAAGGTATCAATCCAGACCGTCTTGTACCAGTGAGCACAGACGGGCCAAAGCGGGTAGATGTATGCCCAGACGGACCCAAACGTAGGTCCACAGGTGCATTCCGTAAACGTGAGCAATTTACAATTGCTAAATGGTCATGGGCCAGGTAGTCTTGACAGTTGTAAAACCGTGTGGTATACTGAAAGTAACACAGGTACACAAGCGATCTTGAGTGATCCATAGGTACTTGTGTTACACAAGTAGACCACGGACTTGACAAACCCAAACTAAGGTGTTATAATGTTAGTCAAATTGCGGGGCTTGAATCAACATCTAAAACAGCGTATCCGTCAGCACGGTGACACGTGGCACGTAGATACAAAGTTATTAGAATCACATGGCGTAGCCATGAATCAAGAATTGCAAGGTATGTTCAGTGATAATCAGGAATGGATTCCAGTGATTAGTGTTAAAACTAATCATCACAGGTGGGTAGCACCTGATTGGAATGTGGACTTGACAATCATCAAATGATGTGCTATAATATAGACAAACGAACACAGGAGCTAACATGTTTCAAAAATACTTACACAGTCCAAATGTGCATGTTCACATGTGTACCAATGATCTTGTTTGCCTGAGTGGTTATTGTAGGTCAGGCAAGTATCATGAATTTACCGTAGGTAAAGAGAATCTCAAAGATTACAATAGTGGTTCTTTGATTCAGGATGCCTTTCCAGGCTTGAGTGCAAGTGAAAGGGAATTCCTGATGACGGGCATGTGTTGTGATCCCTTATGGGATCTCGATGAGTAGCACTTGACAAACTTGATTTTGTGTGCTACTATGATAAGCATCACGTTGGTCTGCATGGTGGTCAGCGTGATGCTCAAACTAAAACCATGTATCATTGACATAATGAGGTCAATATGTTGTACTTAAACGCAATCGAGGGTCTGCAAGGCCAAAACGTAACCGCAGGTCAGACGTTTCATCCTGGGCAGTGGATACGTGAAGGGTACGGTGACAAGGTTGTACGCAAAGGTGTATACCTAGGCCGTATAAAGTCCACTGGGGAGGATATAATCCTCTGGGACTTAGGTCAACCCCGTCCGGAATTTTGTCACCAGATGAAGGTGATGCGTCAGTTTGTCAAAGAGTCTAATCTTCCAGGTAGGAAGATGAAAGACTTATTCGGATACCTTGCACGTATCTTCGGATAGCAGGAAACCATGCAGGGCTTGACAAGTCCATCAAGTCCTGCTATACTATAGTCAATCGCAATCATACAGGAGCTATTATGGAAGCTACACGTAAGCATTATTTGCAACACAATGGGTACACACGTGCCTTCGGTCAGACAAGTGCAAAGCACTTAGAGCAGCTTATTGCCTTTGTCTTTGCCAGTATCAGAGTACAGACTTTTCTCTTGCCAAAGTTTATGCAAGAGTGGCGTAGGCGTGGTCTCAAGTCATCATGGATATGGGGCAACAAACGTACAGGCTTGACCTATGTACGTAAGCACCGTGATGACCTATATGCCCGTGCTATGTCCATCATCAAGGCCAAAAAAGCCGATGCAGACCATGATCTTATCATGTTGTTCTTAGAGGTGCCAGGCTTAGGTATACCTAAGTCTGCCTTTGTTGTCCAGTTGTTGACTGGCAAAGCAGGTTGTATGGATGTGCATAACATCAAGCGTTACATGCCAGAGGTGGATGCGTCCAAGGGTACACCTGCCATGTTTCAAACAGCAGGTAACAACCTTGACACAAAGTCTCGCAAGGTATACCAATACCTTGACATAGTAGATGAGGCTGGTGGTTCTGTCAACATGTGGATCAATTGGTGTAACCTTATAGGTCTCAAGCAGGACTGTCATTTTACAGGTGGTGCTGATGTATCAGCATTACATCAGGAGTGTTTGCAATAACGTAACCACGGGGCACTACATGCAGGACAAACGCATTATGCTCCGTGCGTTGCATGTCAAGGTGCCCCATTCATTCAGGAGTATACGATGACTAGAACTTATGTTACACAGACAAAAAAGTGGACATACGAGGAAGCAAAAAAACAGTACAGGAGTGGTAAATGGTCGATGAACGTACCACCAGTCAATACTGACTTGTGGGATGAAGATGCGTGGATCATGTGGATCTTTGGTGTGAGCAATCCAAACAAAGGAGCTTGACAATGTACTGTCACAATGTTAAAGTAAGTATCCAGGACTTCGATGGTCCTGACGGTGGTAGAGATGAAGTTGCATCTTTGCACTTTGATGGTATTGACAGTGATACCTTATCGAGTGTAATTATGTCCGTAATTCAAGACGAGTGCGGATTCTTTGAAACTGCAATAGCAGAAGTAACCTTTACAGTGGAGCCATAATGGTAGAATTAGGAAAACCTAGAATTGAGTACCTGAGTAAATCAAAAAACCAGTACATTGACATAGAGTCAATGAATGAACGTCACCTCATAAACGCCATACGCAAGATGGTCATGGATGCCAGAGGTGCAGAGTTTCGCATAGTACACAAAGACTATGCCGAGAAATCGTATGTAACAAATACGATTACAGAGGTGGAGATTGTCACAGAATGATGGATGAGTACGCTCAGAAAGCACTGTTCAGGTTCTTACACTTGACATTTCGACAACAACGTGATACAATAGATGGCATATTGAGCACGATTGCTGATTACGAGAATGGTCTTGTGTCAGAACCTAAGATAAAAGACAAGAGTGCTAACCCTGAGAACATGTATCACCAATGAATATATTCTATTTGCAACGTGAGCCAGAGGCTTGTGCACATGACCATTGTGACAAGCATGTACCCAAGATGATCTTAGAGTACGCACAACTTATGTCTACCGCACATCGTGAACTCGATGGGGACGAATGTTTCGACCAGTTGTACAAAAGTACACACAAGAATCATCCAAGTGCTATCTGGACACGCAGTTCAGATCAGCATTACATGTGGTTGTACGAGTTGTTCTGTGCATTGTCAGAAGAGTACCAAGTACGTTATGGTAAAGAGCACTTGACATTTACCAAGCTACATGGTATACTACAGTATCTGCCACACAACATACGTGCTAATGGATTTACAGATCCACCACAATGTATGCCTGACATGTACAAGCATGACGATTGCATAACTGCATACAGGTCATTCTATCGTCATGACAAATCCAGGTTTGCTAAGTGGCAGTATACAGATGTACCTACATGGTACACCTGATGGTTATCTTAGCGTTAGTCTTGCAATTGTCTGTGTTGTGTGTTACAATGTATGTAATTGTGTTGTTCTCGTTGAGTCTGAGAAAACCTAAGATCATGCACAATACATGCCATACAGACAACATGCAAATATCGGATTTACATGGGCACACTGAGCCACATGTATAGAATATAGTACACCTAAGTCAACTGAGGTGGATGGTTTGGATAGCTGATGCCCACGGAGTTCGCTATCTCCCTCGGCATAGGGTTGGCTACCCGTTCAGCAGGTAGGTTGATTATGTGCAGGTGCGTACAGGGTGATTGCAAGCCCAGGACTTGACTGCATGGTGTACTATACACACCTCATTGGTGTAGTGGCAACATGACTGATTCCAAACCAGTAGACATGAGTTCGATTCTTATATGAGGTGCCACATGGATATTACAAAGGTGGTCTTGACATTTGTCACACTATGTGTTATAGTATGGCTAACATTTAGCATACATGTTTCTTTGAAACTTCATGAGTTGACATGGAGTCAACGTGTGATTCAATCTAAGATTGACACGTTAATTCTAAAGCAAGAACTATATCTCAAAAGGTTAAACCATGAAAGGTATAAAGAACAGAGGGTCACAGGCCCACAGGGTTAGAACCAAGTACACACGTAACCCAAAACACAAGGGTCTTGTGTATGACCGTAATGTATGTACAGAGGACACAGATGATGAACCTGAACCAGATGCCCGACTTGACAAGAGATGACTTACGTGATAAGATGGGACTCACAGAGAGTGAGATCCTGACTTTAGATCGTGAAGCTCAAAATATTTTAGGTAAGACCATTATGATGGTGGATACTGCATTGCGTGATGCCAGTCTTTCAGAAAGTGAAAGGATTGAAGCAGGTCTTAACTTCATACACATGGGAATGGCTTTGATAGAGAATAACTTAGAGGTCATGGTTGACTCTAAGATTGACAAATCTAAACTTAATTGAATCTAAAACTTGAGCAGGAACAGATAGAACATGACATGAATGCACTTGGTATCGAGAGGTACCACAAGAACATTCGTGATGCAAAGAATAAAAGCCGTGAGTCTACCACCCTATATGGTGTGACTCTGATGAAAGAGGCGTTGGATGTCGTTTGTGATGGGATCAATGCTTTTCTTGATGATGCCTTGAGTGGCAAGCCAGGAAAACACCAGACCTCAGTACAGACTCTGATGCTTCTTGACCCAGAGGTATGTGCGTATCTTACGCTTAAATACACTATTGATGGTGTGTCTACTCGTAGTCCATTTACCAGAGTTGCCATGAAATTGGCTAATGGACTGGAGGATCAGTTTAAGTTTGACCTCTGGCAAAACTCTGAAGATTCCAGTACCATGTTTCGATTGTTAAAGAAACGTGTGAACAGTAAGACAACCAATCGTGTGTACCGTAGGTACAATCTGATCCGTCAGATGTCTAAGGTTGAAATGTTGGATCATGAACCTTGGTCAAAACGTGAGAAGTTGCACCTTGGTACCAAGTTGATTGACATACTGATTCAGACCACTGGTCTCATGGAAGTTAAGACAGTTCAATTCAAACGTAAGCAACGTATCTTGTATTTACAAGCTAATGATGCTACAATACATTGGATTGATCAGCTTAACAAAGAGGGTGAGACAGTACATCCGTACTTTTACCCGTGTGTGATACCACCGAAAGACTGGAGTAATCCGTACAACGGAGGGTACCACAGTGACAAGTTGAACCCATTTCCCATGATCAAGACTCGTAATAGAGAGTATCTTGAGGAAATGATGAACCATAGTATGCCATTAGAATATGGTGCTATTAACGCTTTACAAAGGACACAATGGAAAGTTAATGAAAGACTACTAAAAACAATCCGGGAATGTTGGGATACTGGTGAATCCTGGGCTAACTTACCTCCACGAGAGGACTACAAAGTTCTACCTAGTCCAGTTAAAGGGACTAAAGCTACGATGACAGAAGAGGAACTTGATAAGTTTATCAAATGGAAGAAGAAGGCCACTGTCGTTTACGATCTGAATGCCAAGATGACCTCAAAGAGAATACAGTTGGCACGTACATTGCAAATGGCAGAAAGGTTTGCTAAGTATCCTGCACTTTATTTTGTATACCAGTGTGACTTTCGTGGTCGCAAATACACAGTGAACTCGTTTCTTACACCACAGGGTCCAGACTATGCAAAGTCTTTACTCTATTTTGCTAAGAAACTACCTATCAAAACAGATGAACAGGAGATGTACTTTGCAGTACATGGTGCCAACTGTTTTGGCTATGATAAGGTGTCTTATAATGAAAGAGTCGAATGGGTCCACGCTCATACGAAAGAGATTTGCGAATCGGCTAAGTCACCTCTTGACTATCGATGGTGGACAAAGGCAGACGAACCTTGGTCCTTTCTTGCGTGGTGTAACGAGTGGGCTGAGTTTGTTGTTGAGGGTCTCGGCTACATGTCACAAATACCAGTTTGTCTGGATGGGTCGAATAATGGATTACAGCATTTTTCTGCTATGCTCCGTGACCCTGTGGGTGGTAAAGCCACAAACCTGACACCAGAGGATGTCCCACAGGACATCTACCAGATGGTAGCAGATGTGGTCTTGACAAAGGTGAACGAAGATGCTATAATAGGGGTACCTTATGCACAGGCTTGGCTTGACTTCGGGATTGATCGGAAGATAACCAAACGTCCAGTCATGGTTGTGCCATACGGAGGTACACGATACTCGTGCCGTGAATATGTGGAAGAGGCTATGCACGACCGCATACTTGCAGGTGCTCGCAATCCTTTTAGTGAGCAAATCTACGAGGCTTCTTTGTACCTATCCCAACATGTATGGGATGCAATTGGCGAAGTTGTTGTTGCCGCACGTGATGCTATGGCATGGTTACGAGATATAGGCAGAGAGATGTCTGATCGTAACCTGCCTATCACATGGGAGACACCTACAAACTTTGTAGTCAATCAGGTCTACAAAAGTATGAAGGGACGTAGGGTGACAACTCACATTGATAACGTATTGATAAAACCGTCAGTGTTAGAAGAGACAGATCGTATCGATAAACGAAGGGCAACCAATGGGTTGAGTCCTAATTTTGTCCATAGTATGGATGCTTCTGCCTTGACATTGACCATCAATCAGTGTATACTAGAAGGCATCAGTGATTTCGCTGTTGTTCATGACTCGTATGGTGTACATGCAAATCATACACCACGTATGGCTGAAGCTATACGAGAGTCATTCCATAAGATGTACTCGTCAGAGAGTGTACTTGACATTTTGCACGATAACGTGTATAATGTTATACCGAACATAGGTGATCCACCAGCACAAGGGTCACTTGATATAAATGGTGTGCTACAATCTAAATACTTTTTCTCATAGGAGATATTATGGCAAAATATAACGTAACACCAAAAGGTCAATTTCACTGGGCACACGTGGGTACCCCAGACACAACCTTCAAAGCTGAAGGTCAGTTCCACATCAAACTCCAGTTGTCTGGAGAGGATGCTGAACAGATGAAGCATCTTGTGGACACAACCCACAACAATTGGAAGTCAGAGGTCAATAAGACCAAAGGTCAGAAGCAGTACCAGGAGTTCATGCCATACAAGTCTGTATTGGATGACGATGGTATGGAGTCAGGTATCCAGTTTCATTTCAAGATGAAAGCATCTGGTATCAACTCACGTACTGGTCAGGCTTTTACTCAGAGACCAATGGTTGTTGGTCCTGATAAGAAACCTTTACCATCTGAGATCAAGATTGGTAATGGTAGTGAGGGTAAGGTTGCATACGAGTTGGCACCTTATCAACATGGTGCATCTTTAGGTGTACAACTCAGGTTACGTGGAGTACAGGTTCTCTCTCTCATCGAGTATCATGGTGACTCTGGTGGTGACGATATGTTCAACGTAGAGGACGGATACGAGGTGAAGGTGAATGTCGAAAGCACAAAACCACAAGCGGAAGAAATCTTTCCCGACCAGGACAACGGAGACTTCTGAGACCCTTCAGGGTTACAGGTCTAAGTTTGAGTTAAGCGTTGCCAATAACCTTGAGCAACGCAAGATACCTTTTCAGTACGAGAGTGAGATCATTAGGTATGTGTTGGAGTGCAGGTACACACCTGACTTCATCCTGCCTAATGGGATCATTATAGAAACCAAAGGCCGATTGTTACAAAAGGATGCTAGAAAGCACCGAGCAATCAAGAAACAACACCCTGAGTTAGATATAAGGTTTGTCTTTACTGACAGCAATAAACGTGTTGAGAACAGTAAGTTCACAAACTATCAGTGGTGCCAAAAGTATGGCTTTGAGTATTCAGAACGTGTTATACCACAAGAATGGATAGAACATGGCACTAATAAAAGCAACAGAAAACGTGTGGATAAACCCAGACAACATCGCACACGTAGAGCAAAAAGGAAATGATCCTATTACATACAGCATTGTCTATAATGCAGGATCTACGTTTACCTTTATTATTAATAGACAGGATGCAACTAAAGAGTTCTTAGAACTTATCGATCCACCTACAACAAAAAGGAACACAGGTGTCAAGACGAAAGACAACTGATTTCATAGTCATTCATTCCACAGGTACTCCACCTGCAATGGAGCACGTGGATATTAAACTTGTGGATGACTGGCACAGGAAACGTGGTTGGTTAAAGATAGGATACCATTATCTGATTAAGAAAGATGGTACCATTGAGACAGGACGTAACCCACATGAGGTGGGTGCACATTGTAAAGGATACAATGGTAAGTCCGTCAGCGTTTGTTTGGTCGGAGGTGTAGATGAGAATGGTAACCCTGACCCATATTACACTGCTTTCCAATGGGAAGCACTATTCAGTCTGACTAATGCCTTGACATTTATGTTCAAAGGTGCTAAAGTAGTAGGGCATGGTGAGTTGGTCGGATCTAATTGTCCAGGCTTTTCTGTAAAGAAATGGTGGGCACAAAACGGAGAGATACTATATGGAAAAACAGGGTACAGGAATGGATAAGGTTGTAAACCTTGCTGACAAGAGATGGGAAAATGTGTTCTCTAATGACCTACAAAAAGCCTTTGAGCAGGTGATGGGGGTATTAGATGAGAACCTCCCACCCAACGTAGGTAAAGCAGTTGGTCTTGCTATTGCTGAGTGCATGTATATAATAGGAGATCATCTGACTGAGAAGTATGATGACGATGAGGTAGAAGGTGCAGAGATCATCTTTCAACCTGATTGGCATGAAGGACACGAACCACAGGAAGGTGGTCGTACTCTAACAGAAGAGGAATTAGCTAACCTAAGAGGTGGTCAATGAATCAATGGAGACAGAAAGTACATTTGTAAGACATGAACCTTGTCCCTCTTGTGGGTCAAGAGATAACTTAGGAAGGTTTTCTGATGGGCATGGATATTGCTTTGGGTGTCACTATCGTGAGTCTGGTGACTCTGATGGTGATACATTTTATCAACAACAAAATGAGGTAAAGTTTTTGGATCTAATTGATGGTGAGGTGATCTCTCTACCTGCACGTGGGCTTACTGAGGAAACATGTCAGAAGTGGGATTATCGTGTAGGTGAGATGGGTGGTCAGAAGGTGCAGATTGCAAACTATCGTGACAAGAATGGTACGAGAGTTGCACAGAAGATCCGTTTCAGGAACAAAGACTTCACAGTTCGTGGAGACATGAAGGAAGTGGGTCTTTATGGTGAGCACCTATGGTCTGGTAAAGGCAAGAAAGCTATCATCACAGAGGGTGAGATAGATGCTCTGTCTGTATCTCAGACACAAGGTAACCAGTGGCCTGTCTACTCTGTACCTACGGGTGCAGGTGGTGCAGTCAAAAGTATTCGTAAGTCTCTTGAGCTTCTATCTGGGTATGAGGAAGTTGTCTTCATGTTCGATAGTGACGAAGCAGGTCAGAAAGCTGCACTGGAGTGTGCACAATTGCTACCTCCAGGTAAAGCTAAGATTGCCAAGTTGCCACTGAAGGATGCAAATGAGATGCTTGTACAGGATCGTGTACAGGATCTGATCAACTGTATATGGCAAGCCACAGTCTTCAGACCTGATGGTATTATATGTGGGACTGAGTTATGGGACATCGTGAATGCAGAGGACTCCATGTCTTCTGTGTCCTACCCATACAATGGTCTCAACCAGAAGACTCTTGGCATACGAAAGGGTGAGATTGTAACAGTCACAGCAGGTTCAGGTATTGGTAAGTCACAGTTATGCCGTGAGTTTGCCAATCACATACTGAACCAAGGTGAGACTATTGGTTATATTGCTCTTGAAGAGAACAACAAACGTACTGCTCTTGGTTTCATGGGCATCTACCTGAACCAACCTTTGCACCTTGGTAACATCGAGGTTGACAAAGATGACTTCAAAGAAGCATTTGATGCTACTCTGAACACAGGCAGAGTCTATTTGTACGACCATTGGGGTTCTCTTGAGTCAGACAATCTACTGAACAAGATCCGTTATATGGTACGTGGGTGTGGTTGCGACTACATCTTTCTTGATCATATATCTATCGTAGTGTCAGGTATGGAAGGTGGTGATGAACGTAGAGCCATTGACAATATGATGACAAAACTACGGGGCTTGACAGAAGAGGTGAATTGTGGTATGATATTGGTATCACATCTGAAGAGACCACAGGGTAACAAAGGCCACGAGGATGGTGCACGTACATCTATGGCACAACTACGTGGATCTGCGGCTATAGGTCAACTATCTGACATCGTTATTGGTGCAGAGAGAGACCAACAGGGTGAACTACCAGACCGAACTACTGTTCGCATATTGAAGAACCGATGGACTGGTGAAACTGGAGAGGCATGTTTTCTTGACTACAACAAAGACACAGGTAGATTACACGAGGTGGATCACCATGTTGACTTTGATGAGGATGAGGATACAATACCTTTCCCAATCGAAGAGATGAAAAAGGATTTCTAATGTCTTCATGCGTGTTTGACATAGAGACCAATGGTCTTGACGAAAAGCTAACCAAGGTACACTGTATTGTTATCTATGATATTGAGAGTCAGGAGTATCACAAATATGCTCCTAATGACGTACCAGATGGGATTGCTAAGTTGTCTGAGTATGACAAACTCATTGGTCACAATATCATATCATTTGATATACCTGCTTTAGACAAGGTATTCAACTGGACACCTAGACCTGAAGTTCAGATTCAGGACACACTAATCATGTCAAGGCTCATGTACCCTGACATGAAAGAACGTGACTTTGCTGAACGTAGGATCATGCCAAATCTCTATGGTAGACACTCACTGGAATCATGGGGTGAGAGACTAGCATTCCAGAAGGGTAAGTTTGGTGAAGGTGAGCAGATATTCAACAACTTCAGTGTTGACATGCTCAACTACTGTGCACGTGATGTTGAATTGAACTACAAATTATACGACTTACTGTGCAAGCGTAACTTCTCTAGTTCATCTATTGAATTAGAACACGATATTTATCGTATATGTGAAAAACAGAAGGAAAATGGCTTTCCATTTGACTCCTTAAAAGCCGCTAGGTTTTATGCTATCTTGTGCGAACATCGTGTTCTACTCCATAAACAACTGAAGAAGAAGTTTGGAACGTGGACTGTACCTGATGGTCCACCTTTTATTCCACGTGTGAATAACAAACGTCTAGGTTATGTAAAAGGTAAAGAAGTTCAGAAACTTAGGACTGTTGAGTTCAATCCTAATTCAAGACAACACATAGCCAAGAGACTGAAGGACATTCACGGTTGGGAACCAAAGGAATTTACACCATCTGGTGAAGCAAAGATTGATGAGTCAATCCTAGAATCTCTGCCATACCCTGAAGCAAAGATGATGGCAGAGGCGTTCCGTACTAATAAAATGATTGGTCAATTATCAGAAGGACAAAATGGCTGGTTACACATGGAGAAACAGGGCAAGCTACATGGGACGGTCCATACTATGGGCACAATCGCCTCTCGTTGCTCTCACTCGCACCCTAACTTGGGTCAAGTACCGAATATCCACTCACCCTTTGGGAAAGAATGTAGACAACTCTTCTACGCTCCAGATGGTTATAAACTTGTGGGATGTGATGTCTCAGGTCTTGAAGCTAGGGTTGTTGCTCATTACCTTGCTAGGTATGACAACGGGTTATTTGGTGATACTGTTCTCAAGGGAGACATACACACTGACAATCAAAAAGCCTTGGGCTTACCTAGTCGAGAACTTGCGAAAACATTTTTATATGCTATACTTTATGGGGCAGGTGTACAGCGACTCGGTGAGATTGTGGGCAAGGGACCAGCGGAAGGTTCTAAACTCAGGGATAGATTCTTTAGAAAGTTACCTGCGTTCAAGAGACTCAAAGAGGACTTGAATGCACGTGTTGAGGAACTAGGGTATATCAAAGGTCTTGACGGACGTTGGATACCAGTTCGTTCAGCACATTCAGCAATCAATACGCTATGTCAATCAGCAGGTGCTATCATCTGCAAGCGTTGGGTTGTTGAGTTCCACAAACTGTTGAAAGAAGCAGGTCTTCAAGAGGGGACTGACTATCAACAAGTTGCATTTGTACATGATGAAATACAAGTTCTAGCCAAAGAGGGATATGAGCGAACAATCGGAGAAAAAGCGGTTCAAGCAATTGGAATTGCCAGGGATGTCTATGACCTGCGAATCGAGCTTGACGCAGAATATAAAATTGGGAACAACTGGGCTGAAACTCACTAATGACTTTGGGTTTGAGACTGCGTTGAATGCAAAAGGTTTTAGTAGTGAAAGCGAAGCCAAAGATTGAGCAGTTGCTTATTGATGGTGATATTCTGATATATAAGAATACATCAGCGGCTGAGAATGAGATACATTGGGGTGATGACTTTTGGACACTCCATGCTGACTTTCAAGAAGTCAAGACAATGATAGACTCTGAGCTTGGTAATCTACAGAGAGACTCAGGTGTACATGAGCTATCCATTTGTTTCTCAAGTCCGAATAATTTTAGGAAAAAAATTTTTAAGGAATACAAACAACACCGTTCAGGAATTAGGAAACCATTATGCTTTAACAATGCAAAAGACTACGTAAGAGAAAAGTATGATGCCTTTGAGTCTAACTGGCTAGAGGCCGATGATCTATTGGGTGTGAAGAACACTATGTTTCCAGATCATTGTTGTATTGTCTCTGTTGATAAGGATCTTCTTACAGTTCCAGGTTACCATTGGGACTTTGAGAAGAAGGAGATGTTCTATGTTGACGAGGGTCTAGCAGACTACAACTTCTATATGCAGACGTTGACAGGTGATGCGACCGATGGGTACAAAGGGTGTCCTGGTGTCGGCCCAGTCAAAGCCAAACGTATACTTGACAAAGCAATAGAGGAAGACATAGATATGTGGGATGCTGTTGTTGATACGTTTATCAAAGCTAAACTAAGTAGAGATGAGGCTATACTACAAGCACGTATGGCATACATTCTACGTAAAGACCAGTACGATGGTCTTGACAATTACCCTAAGTTATGGTATCCTTATGATGAAATCGTTGAAACAGCGTGAACAGATGGCAGACTACAACAGAGATCAGATGGAAAGAGATGAACGAACGGGAAGAAGAGTCTTAGGTCAGTACGACCCAGAGATGAGGTACGTTGAGAAGTTAGGTCTTGAACCAGAGACTTTTCCTGACAATGTTAGACCTAAGAACACTGAGGAACTTGTTAAAGACCTAAGAGACTTTGCTAATCGTCAGTACGATGATATAACAAAGCCTGAACATTATTGTGCAGGGTACAACATAGAGCCTTTGGATTACATCCAGAAGAATGGGCTTGACTTTTTAGAGGGAAACATTATAAAATATGTATCTCGCTATGACATGAAGGGAGGAGTTAAGGACTTGGAGAAAGCTAGGTTCTACTTAGATCGTCTAATAGAACGAGAAAAAGAAAAGCGTGACTCCTGAGTTCCGTGATTATATATTAACCAAATTCAATGAGTATGTATACGTGACACTACCAACGCAATACCAACAACTTATTCATCTGTCTCGCTACTCTCGGTGGGACTATGAGAAGAACAGAAGAGAGACATGGGAAGAGACAGTAAACAGATACTTCAACTTCTTTAGTAAAAAACTAGATATTGACTTTACGTCTACACAGACACTACGTGATCTTGTGGATGCAGTCAAGAACCTGGATGTCATGCCAAGCATGAGGTGTCTCATGACAGCAGGACCAGCGTTAGAAAAAGAGAATGTAGCAGGGTACAACTGTTCCTATGTTCACATAGATTCTCCACGATCCTTTGATGAGATTGTGTACATTCTTATGAATGGTACTGGTGTAGGCTTTAGTGTAGAAGAAAAGTTCACAAGTAAACTACCTGTGATACCAGACAAGCTACACAAGACTGACACAAAGATCACAGTTAGGGATAGTAAACTTGGGTGGGCAAAAGCATTCAAGGATCTGATTGCTCTGTTGTATGCAGGTGTTATACCTGAGTGGGACACGAGTAAAGTGAGACCTGCTGGGTCTGTGTTAAAAACATTTGGAGGCAGAGCCTCTGGACCAGAGCCACTAGAGTCTCTATTTAATTTTACAGTACGTACATTTGAATATGCAAGAGGAAGAAAACTCAAGCCAATCGAATGCCACGACATCGTTTGCAAAGCAGCGGAGGTTGTGGTCGTTGGTGGGGTTCGTAGGTCTGCTCTTATTAGTATCAGTGACCTTGGCGATGAACAAATGCGGAAGGCGAAAAGTGGAAGATGGTGGGACGAGCACCCACACAGAGCACTCGCAAACAATTCAGCAAACTATCACTCCAAGCCTGACACGGGAACATTCCTTAATGAATGGACTTCCCTTTACGAGTCGAAGTCTGGAGAACGTGGTATCTACTCGTCAAAAAACTCTCAGACTCACACAGAAAAACTTGGAGATAGAAGAGATGCTAGAGAAGACTTCGGTACCAATCCATGTTCCGAAATCATTCTACGTTCCAGACAATTCTGCAATCTATCAGAAGTAGTTATTAGAGAAAAAGATACCCAAGCAAATATAAAAGACAAGATTAAATTTGCAACAATACTGGGTACCATGCAGTCTACATTGACTGACTTCAAATACCTCAGTGCAGAATGGAAGAAGAACTGTGAAGAAGAAAGATTGCTTGGTGTCTCTTTGACTGGTATCATGGATAATGAGTTGACAGCATTTCCTGAACCTAAGATGCTAGAGGACTTCAAGTCAATTGCTATCAAGACAAACCAGGAGTGGGCTAAGAAACTTAACATCAACCCATCTTCTGCAATTACTTGTGTCAAACCTTCGGGTACTGTGAGTCAACTCTGCAACTCAGCATCTGGTATTCATGCTAGACACTCATGGTACTACATACGTAGAATTAGAATGGATAAGAAAGATCCATTGTGTAAGTTTATGGAAGCAAAAGGGTTCCCGTGTGAAGAGGATGTGATAAACAAGTCCAACATGGTGTTCTCCTTTCCAATGCAAAGTCCTGAAAGATCCGTGATGAGAGATGAGTTAGATGCTGTAACTCAGCTTGAGACATGGAAGATGTATGCTGAACATTGGTGTGAACATAAACCTTCAGTGACTATTTCAGTCAAAGAAAATGAATGGGTAGACGTAGGTGCATGGGTGTACTATAATTTTGATAGTATATCTGGCATATCTTTTCTACCACATAGTGATCACAGTTACCAACAAGCTCCATACGAAGAGTGTGATGAGAAAAAATTTATCGAACTCGCAAGTATGGTACCTATGGTAACATGGGGTGAACTTAGTGACTACGAAAAAGAGGACTACACCACATCCAGTCAGGAATTAGCTTGCACTGGAAACGCATGTGAAGTCATATAACTGACATTTATGGACTATGGTTACACGAGAATTACTAAACTATTTAGATAGGTACTATCCAAACACCATACCAATGGGAGATGTAAACGCTAGTCAGTTGTCCTTCCTTCAGGGTCAGCAAAGCGTTATACAAAAATTAAAACAAATACACGAGGATGACAATGGGGGGATTACTGAATCCGAGTCCATCGATGCCCGATATTAAGATGCCACCTCCTCCTCCACCTCCTGCCCCGATGGATAAACCAGAAATGGCAGAGGCAGAGTTAGAAATGGCTACAGGAGATAATCCTGTAAAAGAGAACACAGGTTCCAAAAGAAAATACAGGGTTAGAAACAAAGGTACTGGTAAAAAAGGTGGGCACAAAAAGTATAAAGGTGGTGGATTAAGTGGTCTCTAGTCTCCTCGACCTTGAGGTAAAACCTATCAATACTGAAGAAGAAAGGGAACTTTTGATACAAGTGTGTCAAGAGAAAGGAGGTGTGTATCCTATTTTTCCTACCCATTTAGTATGTAAGCATAATAAGATTGTGGGGTGCTTTAGTATATCTAGCCCTACAGTCTATTGGTGGATGGCACCTAATGAAGTAACTATCAGAGAGTCTCTACCAGCGTTCCAAGCATGTGATACACTCATGACCCAACGAGGTTATGGAAGTTATATTATTCCATGCGAACCTGAGTCACCATTTTTTGACATCTTGTCTAAAAGACTAGATACAGTACAAACTGCTGGTGGTGACGATTTTAAACTATTCTTAAATAAAGTATAACATGGGTGGTACAGTTGGAGAAAGGCTTGGTACTAAAGATGCCGCTGAAGGTGCTCAACGTAGAGCACAATCTTACTACCATGAGAAGATAGCCAAACCTGCGGCTGAAGCAGGACTACACGCAGGTCAACAAACTGGTTTAGCAATGGATGGGTTTACCCACGGTATGAATCAAATAGCTGATACCATTGATAGGTCAGATTTTAATCTTACTAAATATGGTCGAGATGATAGTGGTGGAGATGGAACCACCACCTCAGTAGGTGAATACAGTTCACAAAAGACTGGTGCACAGAAAGCATCAGGCACAAAAAAGGGAGACCTGAGTGAAAAGAAAAAAGGTAAGAAAAAAGGATTATCACAACTACAAGTGAGGAAAAACTAATGGGTGGAAGCACAAAAAAAGTACAGAAATATGTAGCAGATAGGACTGGGTACTCTGGGTCTGACGCTGAAAAAGCGGTTAATAAAGTTACAGAGGAAGGTTCTAAAGTTACTGAAAAAATAAAAGAAGAAGGTGGAAAGATAGCATCTGGAGATGTTAATCTTAAACGTGCTGTCTCTGGTACAATAAAAGGTGCTGAAGAAACATTTAAAAAGTCTGACCTTGGTGTAAAAGCGGCTGAGTTCCAGAATTATGTAATGGAAAGGTTTGGTAGAGGTAAGAAAGACGATGACGATGATACTCCTGGAGCTAGTGCTACAGTAGGTCAATCAGCTACTATGGGACAAGGTGCTACAGAAGGTATGAAGGCAGGTGCAAACCTATCCTCTGGTCGAGATCGTGTTAGACAGAACAAACGTAAACTTAGAGCAACTAAGACTGCATAATGGAATACAGCAATGAAACATCCATTGCAAGCATGTATCAAAATTGCTTTGGAGAACGTGAAGCCTACTTAGATAGGGCACGTGAGTCTGCAAGGCTTACGATACCTGGGTTAATCAGAGACCAAGGTGGTACCTACTCCACAGTATATGATACTCCGTTCCAGTCAATAGGAGCACGAGGTGTTAATCATCTTGCTTCTAAGTTATTACTAACATTACTCCCACCCAACTCTCCTTTCTTTAGGCTGACAATAGATGACTTTGATATTGAGTCTCTTGTCGGCCCAGAACAAAGGGGACCAGTGGAAGAAGGACTAGCTAAAGTAGAACGTGCTACTCTAGCAGAGATAGAGACACAAGCCTATCGTGTACCTGTGTTTGAAGCACTTAAACACTTGATTGTCACAGGTAATTGTCTATTGTACATACCTGATGGTGGTGGTATGCGTGTGTTCCATTTGGATCGCTATGTTATCAAACGTGATCCTATGGGTAACGTACTGTATATGATTACCAAAGAATCATTGAATGCTAAGACACTAACTGAGGACGCTAGAAAGACTCTTGGTCTACCAGAACCTAGTGAGATAGCACCAGAGACACCACACAAACCATACGACCTTTACACATACATTTGTGACAAAGGTAAATACTGGCACGTACACCAGGAAGTACAAAATGTACCAATACCAGACAGTTATGGTAAATACCCCAAAGATAAGAACCCATTTATACCACTTAGGTTCAGTCGAGTTGACGGAGAATCTTATGGTCGTGGTCTCGTGGAGGAGTACATTGGAGATTTACGATCCCTTGAAGCTCTTACACAAGCAATTGTAGAAGGCTCTGCGGCAGCCGCTAAAATACTATTCTTAGTGAGACCAAATGGCACTACACGTATTAACACACTTGCTAAGTCTCCAAGTGGAGCAATTGTACAAGGGGATGCAAATGATGTATCTACATTACAACTACAAAAAAGTCAAGACTTTCGTATTGCACTTGACACAATCACACAAATTAGAGATAGGTTATCATTTGCTTTCTTATTAAACTCTTCTGTACAACGTAATGCTGAAAGAGTAACAGCAGAAGAAGTCAGGTTCATGGCACAAGAACTAGAGTCTGCTCTAGGTGGTGTGTACTCAGTCTTGTCACAAGAGTTCCAGTTGCCTTTAGTCAACATACTCCTAGACAAAATGACTAAAGCAAAGAAGATGCCTAAGTTTCCAAAGGAAGTGGTCAAACCACAGGTCATCACAGGTATTGAAGCTCTTGGTCGTGGACAGGATCTTAACAAGTTATCTCAGTTTCTACAATACCTCAGTCCTCTTGGACCAGAGGCAATCATGGGTAACTTGAATCTTGATGATTATATTGATAGACTTGGTGCTTCTCTTGGTATTGATACAAGTGGTCTGATAAAGACAGCAGAACAGAAACAAGCAGAGCAACAAGCTCAGATGGAACAGCAACAGCAGATGATGCAACAGCAACTCATGGGAGATGTTGTTAAAGGTGCAACACCTGCTATGGCAAAAGGTATGTCAGAATCTGCACGAGAAAATCCTGAAATGGCTCAGGAGATGATTAATGCAGTTATGCAACAACAACAATAATGGAAGAATTACAAACTGGTCAAGCTGAAGGTGTACATCAGGCAGGATCACCAGAGCACATCAATGAGATGATAGCAAAGGTTGACAATCCTGTTGAGGTTAGTGATGTGGGTGAAGAACTTGTGTTACAACAGGCTCCAGAGAGAAGACCTGAGTGGCTACCTGAGAAGTTTGGTACACCACAGGATTTACTGAACGCTTACAATCAGCTAGAACAGCAGTATACAGAAGTATCTCAACAACAACAAGACTACCAAGAGTCTCAAATAAGTGAGCAAGAGGTCGCTGATATACAAAATACAAGTGTACCTCAAGTTGCTCAGTTGTTAGATGAGAGAAACTTAGATATAAATGTGTTCCAACAGGAATACAATGAACTAGGAGGACTATCTGACGATGCTTACCAAGCATTAGAAGAAGCAGGAATCTCCAATGAGATGGTTAATACTTGGTTGGCAGGACAAGAAGCAATTGCTGACCAAAGTATTGCTCAGATATACCAGTCAGTTGGTGGTGAAGAAAATTACAATGCCATGTTAAGGTGGGCTGGAGACAATTTAGAACAGTGGGAATTAGATGCCTTCAACAACTCAGTTGAGAACCTTGATCCTAATGCGATGTTTGCTGTACAAGGTCTTATGGCGAGAATGCAAAATGCCGAAGGTATCCCACCCAGACTCATGACAGGTGAATCATTACCATCGACTGCACCAAGATTTGAATCTCTAGCCCAGGTTACACAGGCTATGAGAGATCCTAAGTATTCTAGTGACCCTGCTTACAGGGCACAAGTAGCACAAATGTTGGGAAACTCAACAGTGCTGTAAACTAATAGCTAAAATAGTAATCATTGCCCCATGCGTGGGATAACTCTGGTGAACTTTCAAGCATCATTAGTTAAGTAGTAAAGCCAAAATAGGAGATTATTATGGCTGTTACCAATTACGCTACCGAATCTGGTAGTGCAATACATCGTTCTGGTCAAAATTTAGGTACTGGTGACGTTAGGTCACTATATCTAAAATTGTATGCGGGCGAGGTTCTTACTGCTTTTCAGTCTAAGAATATTATGATGCCTTTGCATCGTGTGCGTACTATCTCAAAAGGAAAGTCTGCACAATTTCCGATGACAGGAAAGTACCGAGATGCTTCCTACCATACTCCGGGGGCAGAAATTCTGCCATCTGCGTCAAAGCAGAGTGAACGAATTGTAACCATTGATGACTTGCTCATTAATGCACAGTTCATTCCAAACATCGACGAAGCAATGTCCCATTTTGACATTCGTTCCGTCTACACTCAAGAAGCTGGTTTTGCTTTATCAAAAGTAGCTGATGAGAACATTTTACGTATGGCAATCAAAGCTGCCTTATGTGAAAACAGTACAATTGCGGCTGTATCTGGCATGATCCAGGATTACGCAGGACAGTTTGCTGACGAGGATTTTACTGGAAACGTAACTATTGGTTCTTCAGCGGCTAACGCTCGTGATCCAAAGTTCATTGCTCAAGCAATTATCGATGCTAAGAGAGTATTCGATACCAACTTTGTTCCAGGTGATCCTTTTGTGGTTATGAACACTGACATGTATTATGACTTGTTCAAAGTGTCAGGAACTAGCAACCTTAATGACCTTGCTATCTTCAATAGGGATATTGGAGGATCAGGAAGTGTTTCTGGTGGGCAGGTACCTACTATTATGGGTATGCCTATCTACGTCACACCACACATAGGTTACTATACCACAACCACTGGTACCACATGGGTATCTAACTTGTTCTATCAATCATCAACCAATGGTAATGCGTTAGCTGGAAGGCCCGCTACCCATAGAGATGAGGATGGTACAAATGCTCATGACGCTCCAACGCCTCTTGCTAATACAGCAGGATCTGGAAGGGCTACTATTTATGATGTACCTGCTGGGGCTTCGTCCACCATTGCAGGACAATCATCACAGTATGCCTCCACCGTTGCGGCTACCAAGGTTCGTGCACTTGTAATGACTCAAGATGCAGTTGCCACGGCAAAGTTAATGGATATGTCTGTTGAATCAGAGTATCAGATTAACCGTCAGGGTACACTCATGGTGTCCAAGTACGCTATGGGTCACAACATCTTGCGACCTGCGTGTGCTGTAGCACTTTGTAGTGCGTAAGTAGTATTGTAACTCCGCATAGGGAGGACTCTTTAACTAGGGTTCTCCCTTTTTTTTCATCATGTCTGACAAATACCTCAAAAGACCCATAGAAAACCAACCACAACGTAAAACATTTTCTATTATACCTCTTGAAGATAGATTGGATTTGGAACGTGCCCATTATGGACAAAGAGGGCACACACCTACAAAAGAAGGTGCTCGTGAAGCTCTTAGAAGATTAGAAGAAATTTACGTTGAGCAGGGAGGAGGTAGTAATATTGTAGACCACCCCACTGCTAATTGGGAAGATACTATTAATGCCTCACGTAATATAAGAAATACAGTACCTACCGAAAAATCCAAACTATCACCAAAATTAGGTAAAGTACCTGATGCTATGCTAAAAGCGTTCCAGAGAAAAACTGGATATTTGTTTAGAGCATTAAGAGGTGGTAGTGGTATTGGTTTACTTTTTGATCCTTTGGTCCAAGAAGGTATGAAAATGAAAGAAGATTTTGATCTTAGGGCTATGATTGTTTCTGCTTATGCACTTAAAAACCCAAAAGGTGCATGGGACAATAAAGGGGAACTAATCGACTTTCTACTAGACAACAAAGATACACTAGAGAATTTAAAAAGAACAGATCAACAAGCCTATGAAGCTGCTTTGTACGGCTATATTACAGATTGGCAAAAGTTAAATCAATACGACATGTTACCAGAGCAACTTGAGGCTCTGCATCAGCAAGACCTTTGGGACTACTTGGGATCTCCTAGTCAACTATCTTCCCATCCTAACTTGCAAGGTCCGTCTGTAGTTATGGATTTAGACTGGGGGCTACCTAAGTTTGTAGCACATGGATCAAAAGGAATGGCTCCGATCACAGAATTTACACAACAAAGAAAGCAATGGAATGATGGTCCTGGACAAGAGTTTGGTGCAGGGTTTTTTGGTACATCAGGACAAGCATTAGATATTACATCCAGATTAAGATCAGAGTTTGATCCTGTTAGTGGTGAACCCACAGAGGCTGAAGGGTATGTGCTACCTGGAGTTAAAGGTGTAAGGAACGAAGTAGCCAGAGCAAAGGCAAGAGAAGCTCAAGGTGCCACGAGCACTACGGGTCAAGGTGGTATACAGAGAGAAGGGAGATCAGCAGAAGGAACAAAACCATTTGCAGGAGTAGTACGAGGAAAGCAGATTGATCCTAAGTATTACATGGGTGTCCTAGATATAAAAAATCCTATGATTGTATATGGAGATGTAGGGTGGTGGACCCCTTCTAATATTTTAGCATACATGGCTAATGACCAAGAGTTTGTAGCACCTCAAACATATCATGATGATCATGTTGGAATTAATGTTTTCATGGGACCACGAGAAAATCTTTTAGCTAAAGCTAATCCTTCCTTTACTTACTCATCACAAAAAAGCGACCCTTCAGGAAAAGGGCCAGATTTTTCCGTACTAAATGACAAGTATAAAATACCAGACTCTCAACAAAGTGAATACGGATCTGGAACTGTACTAGAAATGTTACTTGAGTATGCCCAGGTACATGCAAAAAAAGATGGACAAACTTTACTAAGATCAGAACTAAAAGGAAAAGAAGAATCTGGATTATCAGAAGAAGACTTGTTTTATCTACAACAAGCTGGAGGAGATGATCTTGACCTTGATGCAATGGCTGATCAAATTTTAGATGAGAATAAAGATGAAGAAGAAGAACGATTTAATTACTATATGAATTTAGCGTTAAAAGACTTCTTCCTAAATGATCTAGGTTACGATGGTATACAATTCTTCAACTCAGTAGAAGACAAACAACAAGGAGACTGGTCTTATATTATATTAGACGGTTCTCAGTTTAAAAACATAATGCAGAGAAAACCTACAGGAACAGGATACTCTAAAGACGATAAACGTCACATGTCTAAAAGAAACACAGATAGATTCAAAAAGGTAGCATGAGCCTAAGTCCCACATCTAAACTAGAAGCAGTCAATACCATGTTGACTAGCATAGGAGAGCAACCTGTGCAAACAGAAGATTTCGCAGGTCTGTCCGATGCTGCTATTGCGGCTCAGATACTTGATAATGTTTCTCGTGCTGTACAATCCAGAGGTTGGATATTCAATACAGACTTAGACGATGAATTAGTAGCAGATAACAGTCTTGGTGACAAAGGTGTTATTAATATACCTAACAATGTATTAAGAGTAGACGTAACATCCAGGGTTAGAGATGGAGCTACTGATATAGTAGAACGTGGTAGGCAACTATATGACAGGCAAACAAACAATAACCTTTTTGACGCAGGTACTAAAGTAAAAGTAAATCTAGTCAAATATCTAGTATTTGAGGCTCTACCAGAACCTGCACGTAGATACATTGCTATAAGATCGGCCCGAATATTTCACGATAGAGTTGTAGGGTCAGGTGAATTACATAGATTCTATCAAGAAGATGAGATGCAAGCGTGGCACACGTTGTTAGAATATGAAGGAGATGTGGCTGACTACAATATATTTGACAACTATGATGTGTATAGAGTTGTGGATAGGTCAATAAACTCTCAGTTTGGTCTAAAAAGAAATCTAGTTGACTCAGTAGAAACAGAATAATGCCTTTAATATCTGGAACTATACCTAGTCTTATAAATGGAGTATCACAGCAACCTGCTACTCTACGTATGCCCACCCAAGGTGAAGTACAGGAAAATGGGTTTTCCCATATTACACGTGGGTTAGAGAAGAGACCATGTACTGAACATGTAGCAAATGTAGGTGTTAATTCTACAAACGCTAACGATGTGTATATTCATACGATACGTAGGTCAGAGGACGAGGCTTATGCTTTTATTTGTAAAGGTGGTGAGTTAAATGCAGATGGTAGTGGAACAGGAATGACTACCGAACCTTCGTTCAAGCTAATAGATTTAACTGGGTTTGCTACAGGTACTGCTGGTAATGAGGTTTTTATCCAGCCAGATAATGTAGCATCAGGAACAAATGTAACTCAAAACGGAACAATAGTCGATGATGTAAAAAAGTATTTGTGTATGGATAATGGTGTTACTTTTACACCTAACAAGTTCTCCACAACTACAGTTGCTGACTTTAGTTTTATCCTAAACAAAGACAAGAAGGTAAAGAAAGCTACAGACACTCATGCTGACCAGCCTTACGAGTCAATGGCTTTTGTTAAAATAGGTGACTATGATGCTAACTATAAAGTAGTTGTCACTCAGTACGATGTAGATGCTGACGGTGAAATAGATCATCTTAAACCAATATGGCAATACGAAGTAAACTACAAAACACCTAACAATAATACTGAAAGTAGAACAGATACTACAAGTCAAAACACATTAAGCATAAATAACCAAGCAGGTGTTGTTGTTAGTACCATTGCCAAAACATTGTATGAAGGAGCAATACAAACACAAAAAGTACATATTGTTAAACAAGGTGGAACTACTGAGCCTGATAAATTAATAATAAGCACTACATCCACAGATGGAACTTCTAGTGGGACAGCAAGAACAGCATACACTGGTAAATTTGGAGTACGAGATCATGGTGAAATAACTACCAGGAAAAGGACGTATAACTCAGGTAATAGCACATGGTCTTCATGGTCAACTTTATCAGGAGCATCTAATGTGGGGCTTAAAAATATAGAAAATGCTAGACCCAGTTCAGGAAATGGAAGTGCAACAGATTGGACAATATCTGATCCTGACAACGGAAGTGTACTGTCATTACAAGCTGACTACCACGAAACAAACTCTTACCCATTTACTATAGAGTGTACTGATGGTAAAGGTGATTCTAACATAGTAGCAATCAATGGATCTGACGAGGTGCCTAGCTTTGGTAAACTTCCAGGAACAGGTATTCCTGAAAACTTTGTAGCTAAAGTATCTGGAGATCGTGGGTCTGGACAAGATGACTACTACGTAATATGGAATGGTAGTGTTTGGAAAGAGACCTTTAGACCTAAGTATTCTCAGATACCTGTTAAAAGAGCACGTAGCAAAGTAGACAACAAAACAATGCCTATACAATTGTATAAGGCTTTTGATGCTAGTAACGATATTTACTTTGTTATGAAACTCATTGACTACCCAGGTAGAACGGTAGGAGATGATTTAACAAACCCATTCCCATCATTTGCAGATTATGAAGAAGGTACTAATAACGTAGACGATGCTCTTTACACTATTAACGATATATTCTTTCATAGGAACAGGCTTGGATTTATTTCTGACGAGAATGTTATACTTTCTGAAGCCGCTAATTACTTTAATTTCTTTGCTAATACTGTACTTTCTGTTCTTGACACCAGTGTTATTGATGTGGCTGTATCTAACAACCAAGTAGCTATATTGAAATCAGCTATACCATTTCAAGAGAGTTTACTACTGTTCTCTGACTTACAGCAGTTTAAACTTACGTCAGATGATTTCCTAACTCCTACTTCTGTAGCTGTTGACGTTGCTACAAACTTTGAAACATCGACAGAAGCAAAACCTGTGCCAGCAGGTAAGACCATATTCTTCCCATTTCAACGTGGAGCTTTCTCAGGTATACGTGAGTACATGATTGATGTAGCCTCAGAGACAAACGATGCTAACGAAGTAACATCTCATGTACCTGAGTTTATCACAGGAACAGTAAAGAAAATGGCTGTATCTTCTAACGAAGAGTTGCTATGTGTATTGTCTGACACAGATAGAAGAGATTTATTTATCTACAAATACTACTACAACGATCAAGAAAAACTACAGTCATCATGGTCTAAGTGGAAGTTTGATGGTCAAATTGTAGACATGGAGTTTATTGGGTCTACAGCATACATATTATTTAGACGAGGTGTTGCTGGAGCTAGTGCACCTATATACCTTGAAAGACTTAACCTGTCTACAGATAATGCCACAAGTATTATGGATGACCGCATTGGTGTAAGGTTAGACAGAAGAGTTAAGTTAGAGTGGGGAGGAACTACTGACAGTAATGGAAACCCAACAAATGTACCAACAGTTGATAGCTATTATACAGATGAAAACTTTGATGTTGTAGGTACAAATGTTTTAACAAATGGAGCAGACCAAAAAGGTGACAGACTCAGCATAGATGGTGTTACAACTCCACCAAGATTAGGACAAACTTTTACAATTGATGGGAGAGCCAATATCACGTACACCGTTACAAATGTAGGACCATTATCAGGAAATGCTCTTGATATAGAATTTACACCTACTATACCCGCTGTAGAAAACCTTGATAACAACCAAGCAGGCCCAGTGGGAGATAATGTTGCTCTAACCTTTGAACAAAGGAAACTTGAGTATGTAACAGAAACAGGAGAAGTTGTAGATGAATCTAAAGTAGCTACAATACTAACCGAAGGTACAACCTTCTCACAAGGTAAAGGAAATACTTCACCAATTATATTTGCAGGTATACCCTATGATTTTAAGTATACCTTTTCAGAACAGTTTGTTAAAAGTGGAGATGACTCTATAAACTCAGGAAGACTACAAATGAGAAACTTTGAAATATCCTATGACAAAACAGGATTCTTTGAAATAGAGGTTGCTCCAAAACCTTTTGATGACAGACAAAGAAAAATATTTACTAGACAATTTACAGCGAAACAGGTAGGATCATTGGTACTAGGTAAGCAACCATTGTTGACAGGTGTATTTAGAGTACCTGTGTATGTCAGCAGTAAGGATGTAAGGATTACTGTATCATCAGATTCATGGTTGCCTTTATCTCTGCAATCAGCAGACTATGAAGCCTACCAAGTATTACGAAACCAACGTATATGAATTATTATATTAGATCGTCAAAGCGTAATGATTGTTATGAATTATCTAAAACTTTAAGACAGCAAGATGCACAAGAGGTATTTGCATCTGGTGGTCGTAACCCTGCTCAAGCGTTAATTAGGGCATACTTGACATCTCACCTACATTGTTATACAATAATACTAGACAATGAGGTTGTAGGTATGTTTGGTATATCAAAGATACGTGATGGTGTGGGGTCACCTTGGTTACTTGGGTCTGACAAATTGACAGACTACAAGTTTGAGTTCCATAAACATGCTAAAGAGCATATAGATACATTTATGGACGAGTATAACGTATTATTTAACTATGTAGACAAACGTAATACTCAGGCTATCAAGTGGATAAAAAGCCTTGGGTTCACTTTTACCAAGCTAGTGGACAACTTTGGCTACGAACAAAAACCATTTTACGAATTTGTAAAGGCAAATAATGTGTGATCCTGTTGTAATGGCTGGTGTTATGATAGTGCAAGCCAATCAAGCTCAAGAAGCTCAGATGGCGGCTGCTAGAGCAACTAATAAGGCATTTGAGGACAACCAGAAACTCCAGAATGATGCGTACACAAAAGATATGGAAGCATTCTGGAATGAAGAAGTCGCTATACAGAGACAAATGTACCAAAATGCTGAAGATGCGGCTGATGCTAAGATCGATATGTTAATAGAAGATCAGGCTAGACGAGCACAATTAACTACAGCTAACCTAGAGTCTGGTGCACTAGGTGCTTCTTCTAACAGAACACTAGCAGTGCTACGTAGACAAATGGCAGACAGGTCATTTGACCTAGACCAGTCATACCAACGTGGTGTTGAAGCACTACAAGCAGAAGGAAAGGCACTAAAGCTAGACAAAGTACAACGTAGGTACAGTGCTATGGGTGCTATCAACTCAATGCAACGTGATCCTGGGTTATCTAGTACAGACAGAGCAATGGGCTTATTTGCCGCTGGTGCTTCTGGGTATGCTACAGGTAAAAGTATGCAGTCAAAAGGGGGTACTCCTTGGTATAGTAAAAAAGGTGCTCCTGAATTAAAACGTAGTGGCAGTTCTCACGGATTATCCTATTAAATACTATGGCATCAAGAGCAGAAATACTAGCTTCTAACAGAGGTAGAGAACCCAAGTCACCTGCAATATACAGAAGGGGCAGAGTAAACAACTCAGCGGCTTACTATCGAGCCGCAAAGCCCCAAATGGATAAAGCAGGTAGGCAGTCAAAAGCACTTGCTGATTTTATTGGTGCTGTAGCTAAACCTATTGGAGAAGCAGTTAAAGCAGAGCAAGAAGAATTTATTGAAGCAGAGAAAAACGCAGGTATTGCGTCATTCACACGTGCCACACCAGAACAACGTGCAAAGATGCGTTGGGCTATTAAGCATGGTATCATTTCAGAGTCAGAGTCGCCATACTTTAGAGAAGGCGTAAGTATCGCATATACTCAGAATTTACTGAGTAAATACAACCAAGACCTGTTTCAAAGGTACGAAGCATGGGAAAAGAAAAATGATCCTAATAGTGGTACATTTGACGAGTTCTTAGATAATTTTGATGCAGAGTATGCACCTCATTTTGAAACAATACATGAAGAGGTTCTTGCTAATCATTTTGTCCCAGGTCAGATGGGCATACGTAGACAGTTACAGCAACGACACACAGAGCATCTAAACAAAAATTACAGAGAAGATGCTGAAGCTCAACTACAAGGTATTATGTTTACTGCTGTCAATGACAGAGCAAATGAGGTTACAGCAGAAGCAGTAACTGGTGGTCTCAAATATGGAGAAGCTGTAAAACAAGGTAAAAAGAATAATGCTGTTGAACTTGATCACCTTATATCTATTAGGCAAGGTGTAGAGGATAAATTAACAGCAGACGAGTTTGATAAGAAAGAACAAAAGAAAAAACCTGTTGGTCCTGATATTACTAAAGTGCAACCAGAGCCAGGAGAGGGAGCAGATAAATTTGCTAAAAGATTAGGATATAAAGGAGGCTGGAAGCAAATGGCTAAAAAACTTGGTCTTAAAGGAGATGGTCCTAAAAAGGGTGAATTTTATAAAAGAAACGTAAAATGAAAGAACTAACAGAAAAAGAACAGGGACAAAAAGAGTTACAAGAGAGATACCTACTTCTGCAAGGTGAGCACGAGAATAACAACCCTTCATTCAAATTAAGTCGTCAGATCAACACTATCTTGGCAGATGCTCGTGAACAAGGGTTTCACGATATGGGCAAACTTAACAAGATGATGGCTGAAACGATAGCTAATCGTGCTCTTGTTACTAAAGACAAAGAGTTCCTTGACTTTATATACGAGATAAAAACTCATGGAGGGTCTAACTACGGTCAAACAACTGCTGGTCAAAATTTGATAAATGGTGTTGGTTCACAGATAGATACTGACCTAGAGCAAGATGAAGATCGTGCTTGGACAGAAAGTCAGAGAGCAAAGGCTAGACAGCTAGAAGCGTTTAACATAGAGATAGGACAATTAAGAAAAGACCGAGGTAGTGAAAATTATAATGAGAACCTGGGAAGCATTATTCAGAGAATGAATGACGCAGGATTCATAAATCAAACAGAAGCTATACTAACTTTTGAAGATCAGGTTAAAAAGAGGGAGAGGATAGATGAAACTATAACTTTAGGTGACCCCAGAGCAAAGAAGTATCTTACAATATTCCAGGAAGATGGTAAACAGGCTATGCTTAGAGCACTAATAGAAGATAATGTCTCTATGGATAGTCAGGTTATTAGTGTTATTACAAGTTCTGATGAGGCACTAGATGACCTTACTACTAATAAATATTACACTTCTTCTCTAGGTATGTTTGAGGAACGTCTTAGAAACTTTGCTAACAAAAAGCTACAAGGTTTATTAGCTGAAATGAAGTCAATGCTGACTCCAGAACAGATTAGAAAACCTGAAGCATTTTTTATTAAACTTCAGGAAATAATGCTAAATGTGCAAGAGAGATTAAAAGACCAGTATTATGGGATAGCATTGATGAAAAACGGTAGAAGGAGTTTTGACAACTTTAACAGAGATCAACAAGAAGCATTCTTTAATATGCTACGTCCTGACTACAATAGTAAAGAGGAAGACAGTCTTGGATTTATTTTAAGGCAGGGTGGTGAGGATCTTGAAGAAATAATGAGAACACACCTACATACAACTCCTTTAGCTGGTAATCTGAGTATTGAGCAACAGGAAACACTTAAAGAAACTCAAGCTGTGTACAAAATACTACATGGTACAGATGCTCCTACAGGTGCTGATAATCTACCTATTCCAGAAATACTGTTAATGCAATATGACAAGCTAGTAAAAGAACTAGAGGCTACTGGAGGTGTTAAAGATTGGGTAACAGGTGCTCTTGATATAGAAAATCCTTTAATTGACTATGTAGAAAAGCAAGTAACAGGTCTAAGTTTTAACACATATACAAATTTAGACGACGATGAAAAAGACATGGTAAATTTAGTTTTAGAAAAATTAGAAGATAGAATTATAAAGCTACAACCAGGAGGAACTAGATGAATTTATGGCAAATAGAAGACTTATATAAAGATGCAGATGAACGAGATAAGAGAGCAACAATAGCAGAAGGTCTAAGTAGGTCGCAACTAAGGTTTAGAGAAAAACTAAAAGCCAGAGGATTAGAAGTTCCTACATCGATACCAGAAGTAGAACAAGAATTTAACATTGATGATGTCAAACCCACAGAAACAGAAACCACAGTACGAGAGGCTGTAAAAGGAGCCGCACAGGGTTACCTGTTTGACACAACAGAAAACATCTTGACCTCAGTAGAAGACTACAGACCTGATGTTATACCAGATGACATGCTTGTGTTTAACATTCCTGGACTAAAGAACTATGACGAAAAGAAACCTTTTATTGACATTATAAGTAGAGAAGACTTTAATAAAATGAAGGAGAAAAAGCAGATTAGCTATCTCCCTCAGATGATGAACGAAGGTTCTGCTACATTTGAATTCACTAGAACTATGGGTAAGGTTATCCAGAGTTTGCAAATGGGAGGTGTAGTTACAAAACCTTTTACTTCTGTAATGCCACAGGCTTTAGGTGTACAAAAAGGCTTAGAGATAATAGCCCCAGGTGCTGTAGCTTCTCAACTAGCTTTTATGCCCTACGAGGAAAGATTCTCTAACATGATGACAGAGGTAGTGCAAGATACACCTTTTGATCTTACTCAGCCTTTCTTTGAGTGGTTACAAGCTGACGACAACAACAGCATAGCTGAAGAACGATTTAAGATGGCACTAGAGTCTATTGTACTCGATGCTGCTTTTGGTACTGTGTTTAAGTTATACAAAGCTAGGCGTGATATTATGAAGGGCATTCTTAACAAGAAATCACCAGAAGAACTAGCAGAAATAGAGACTCAAGCAGTCGCTAGAATTAACGACACTAAGCACACAAAAAAAGAGTTACCTTCGTCAGATAAAGGACTAAAGCCTTCGGCACAAGTTCTTAACGCTAAACCAGATAATCAAGATGTATTTACAAGTGCAGAGGCAGCAGAAGGACTTATTGACACATTAGTAAATGGTAATCTAAAAGAAGTAGAACCTGGAAGTGCATACAAGGTATTTAATACAAAGTTCCTAGAGGATACAGAGGCTTCTGATGTTGTGGGTTTGATTTCTAAAATGCTCAAGCCTGAGATGACCCAGAGGTACAAAGATATACCAAAGGGACCAAAGACTTTAAAAGAGCTAGAAGAAAAAGGAATAAAACTACAGGATACACTGCAAGGTCAAAGCATCGTTAATAATCTTGATGACATAGCTAGTCAGATGGGAATGGATCGGGACTTGCTTCTTGAGAACATGACCAAGAACTTTGACGAAAGCATTGCAGACTTAGATATTAAAGTGTTGGCATACAGAGGGGCCATAGGTCAGTATGGAACGGAACTTGCACAAATTGCAAAAGCTATTGTAAATAACCCTGATGGTATGGCAAACAAGCTATTACGAGCCAGGTTTATTAAAACATTTGAAAGAGCAAAAGATGCTGAAGTTTTATTTGGTGAGACAAAAAGGATTATAGCTCGATCTACAACTGTACAAAGAATACCTTTTAAAACTAAACCTGCTACAGCAGAAGAGATGCAAGCCTTAGATGATGTACTCAAGGCTTACAAGCTAGACACAGATGGAATGCAGATTCTTGCAAAATCTATAGAAACTGCAAAGGGACCACTTCAGTCATTACGTATTGCTGAGTTAGGAACTGAGACTCTTGCAAAACGTGGTGGACGAGCAATGATTGAGTTTTACAGAGGATTGCTACTTGCCAGTGCAAAGACTCATGTAACAAACATTGTTTCTGGGTTTGCTGAAACACTTATTACACCTGCTACTAGATATGCTGGTAGTATATGGACAGGAGATAAAGAAGTACAAAAAGAAGTAGCTAGACACTTTGGAGGTCTTGGGTATGGGTTTCTTGAGTCTGGTAGAATGATGTTAAAATCTATATTCAAAGAGCAAAATATATTGGACCCTATGGGCACAAAGTTAGATGGACTCATATCCCCACATGGTAATGCTATTGCCATGAAAAAACTAAATCCAAACAAAGGCGAGTGGCATCCAGTAAACTGGGTTAGCCAAGCAGTCAACTACACTGGTAAACTAGCACGTGGTTCTATGAGGATATTAGGTGGAGAGGACGAGTTCTTTAAACAATGGAACTACAGAGCACAAGCGTATGCCAAGATAACAAAAGATTTACCTGAGTTTTCATCACGAAAACAACGTAAAGCATTCATCGATAAAGAAATGGACAAGTATTTCGATGAGCTTGGAAGAGGTACAAATGATAGCATGATGGAGTACGCTAAGAAAGTAACTTTTACAGAAGAGTTAAGACCTGGGTCATGGGCCGCAGGTTTGCATAAATTAGCTGTAAAGAACCCACCAGTTCAACTATTCTTTCCTTTTGTACGGACTCCTGCTAATATCTTTACAAGAGCTTTCCAAAGAACTCCTATATTTAACAGGTTATCGAAAACTCATAGAGAAATGATGGAGTCTTCTGATCCTGCAATCAGAGCACAAGCGGCTGGTAATACTGCACTAGGAGTTGTTTTATATGGTGGGGCTTTGTCATTTGTAATGAGTGGTAGAGTTACTGGTCCAGGACCGTTAGACCCTGATAGAAACAAGGTGTGGAGGCAAGCAGGGAATCAACCATACTCTATTAGAACCAATGATGACAATTGGGTATCTTACAATCGTTTAGATCCTACGTTCTTACCTCTTGTTATACTAACGTCAGCCGTAGAGAATGCAGACACTTATGCACAAGTAGAAGATAGTTTTGCAAAAACTGCTAGTCTTGCAGTTATGGGATTTATTAGAGCAGTATCAGATCGTACCTATTTACAAGGTCTTCAAACAATGTTAGAGACTGTTACAATGTACACCTCTGGTAATGCAGATCGAATGTGGGAACCTGTGCAAAACCTAGCTTCTAACTTAATCCCAGGTGCAATTAGTCAATTTGATGGTGATGATGCTTTTCATGAGGCACTTAGCTTTCAAGAAAGGCTAATGAGAAGGGCACCAGGAGTTACAGGATACAGTGCTCCTAAACATAGTTGGCTCACAGGAGAAGCAATTGTAACACCATTAGGATATAACACTGGTATTCCAGTGGAGCAAGGTTCTCCTAACCCTTATCTGATGGAAATCGTCAGGATGGGGAGGTCTATAAGTCCTCCAAATACCTACATAGGCAACGTACCTTTGACTGGCCCACAGTATGCTGAGTTAAACAAACTAATAGGTAATACTGAAATAGGTGGAAGAACTTTGCTTGAAACACTAGGTCAACTCATGGAATCACCACAGTATGACTTTGATCCTAGACGAAAGTACAATCCTGACTATGACGATTTTAGAGTTAAAGCAGTTAAAGATGTCATTAGAGGATACAAAAGTGCTGCTCAGAAACTCTTGTTAGCTCAAGACCAATCATTGCTTCAACAAGTGATGGAAGACAGGATGAATGCAATATCAGTAGGCACAGGAGGTCAACAGCTATTTGAGTTGAACCAAAGGTAATACGACATTTACGGATTGAACTTAATTAAATATGTCTTCATTAACGAGTTTTACACTAACAGTATCTGGGTATAGCTCAGGTACTATAGACTTATCTTATGATGGTCTTGATTTTACACCTTCAGCCACAGATTCTTACAAGTCTACAAGTGGTGACGTATTTAAGGTGTTTATTAATGGTGTAAGAATTTATAGACAAGATGACTCGATCTATGCTAGTGGTAATGGTTTCCTAGAATCTACCGACAATCAAACTGGTAACACATTAAATGGTATTACGGATACTGGTACTACAAATTGGGGAAGAACCAGTAACACAGTTTGGGTTATCAACACAACAGCAAACAAAGTTGTTCTAAATCCTACCCAAATAGCCGCTACAACTTTATATGGATCAGCATCACCAGGATTAGGCATTACTGTCTCTAACGGAGATGTTATTGAATTACGTAGAGCAGTACAAGACCTAAAGACACCAGCAGTAGACTTTAGTAACGCATCAATCCTGACAGAACAAGATTTAGACAACTCTGCTAAGAACGTATTCCACGTAGCACAGCAAGCGGTAAGTGATGTAGGAGATGCCTTAAAATATAACACAGGTACTTCATCATTCCAAAGTTATGTTCCAGGTACCTCTAGTAATGCTAAAATATCTAATGTTGCTACACCTACAGCCGCAAATGATGCCGCAAATAAGACCTATGTAGACGGAAGTAGTAACACAGTTACAGTTGCTAATAATATAACAAATGTCAATACTGTAGCTGGTATCTCTGGTAATGTAACTACAGTTGCGGGTATAGCATCCGATGTAACCGCAGTAGCAAACGATGCTACAGATATTGGTGCAGTAGCGGGTAAGGCAACTGAAATTGGACGTTTGGGTACTGCTGATGCTGTAGCTGACATGGCTATACTTGGTACTGCCGATGTAGTAGCCGATCTAAATACATTAGGTACTGCCGATATAGTTGCTGATATGAATTTACTTGCAACAAGTTCTAATGTAGCGGCAATGGCTCTACTAGGTACATCAGATGCTGTAGCAGATATGAATACTCTTGGTACTTCTGATATAGTTGCTGACATGAACTTGTTGGCTACCACAGATAACGTATCTAACATGGATACTTGTGCTGACAATATTACTAATGTAAATGCTGTTGCCTTGTCGATTGCAGGATCACAAACTTACACAGTTACAGTGACTAATCCAGGGTCAGGTAATGTATTTGTATTAGATGGTAACAACAACCCTGCTATTACCTTGACAAAAGGTTTTACCTATACGTTTGATCAGTCAGACTCTAGTAACGCAGGTCACACTTTAAAAATTAGAGATGATGATGACAACGAGTACACCAATGGGGTTACATTAACAGGAACTCCAGGTTCCGCAGGTGCAAAGACTGTATTTGTAGTACCTGCTAATGCTCCAACAACAGGACTTAGGTATTACTGCGTAGCACATGGAGAAGGTATGGGTAACACAATTACAACAGCAAACAATGACTTAGGAGAAGTAGCTTCTATTGGAGCATCTAACCTTAATACAGTAGCAACCAATGCAGAATCAACATCAATCGTTATGGGAATAGCTTTAGGATAACACATGGCAAACACATTTAATAATCAAGTCACATCAGCTATCAATACAACTAGCACTGAGATATACACAGGTACTAACTTAGATGCTAGTGGTGACGTAGGTATTGTTATTGGTCTTATAGTATCAAATGACCATGCTACTGATGATACCCAGGTCACTATAATGCACAAAGCATCAGATAATACTGAAACCGAAGTAGCAAAGCTGGTCAAGATACCAGTAAATACATCAATAGAATTTTGTAGAGGCAATAAGTTTGTAGTAAAGAATGGTGAAAAACTTACAGCACTACGTTCATCAAGCGGCACTGCTAATGCTATGGTGTCCATCTTAGAGATTACTTCATGAGTTCTGATTTACATAACTATGGTATTATCGGATTTACCTCGGATAACGTAGGTATTGACCGAAGGATATACACAGGTCTAACTAGCACAGACCCTGTGTTAAACGTATCGTACAATGGTGGACGAGTAGATGTCTATTTAAATGGTATTAAACTCGTGGGTGACCATAGTGAAATGCCTAGTGGTACTCGTGACTACACATTTACACAAACTGGTAGTGGTTCTAGCATACAGTTGAGAACTGGTGTTGCCTTGGTTAGTGCTGATGTAGTCGAGTGTATTGGTCATGTAGGACTTGGTAGTAATACTATTACAACGTACAACTATACTGCTACAAGTAATCAGACTGCATTTACTGCTAATAATGTGTCTTCTGATTTAGTCAATGTGTTTCTTAATGGTGTACTATTAGATTCCTCAGATTACAATTTAAACACAAGTAACACTGTTACACTAGCATCTGGTGCTTCTACCAGTGACATAGTGCATATACAAGTCATAGGTGCCTTAGACAACAGCAACTTTGTCCCTGTTGGTGGTGGGACGTTTACTGGAGATGTTTCCTTTGGTGATAACAATATTACAAATGTTGGGTCAATAGCACTCGATAGTATATCAGCAGATGCCACAAGTATTACCATAAGTAGTGATATGGAGACTGCAACAAACAAAAAGATAAAACAAAAAGGAGCATTCATGCAAAGCTCAACACATCAAGCACTTTTTTTAGGATATTAACATGGCTATACCAAGCGGATCAGGAACAGAGGTTTTAAAACGACATGCAGTTAAATCAACTTCGGCAGGATGGACTACAATTCGTTGGACTCAAGATGTAACAGCACAAGGAAATACGAGTGCAGGAGGAGAAGCAGTACCGACAAATGTGATTCTCATAATTTTAAGTATAAGTATGTATAACAATGATAGCGGAGGCACTATGGGTTTTGCTATGACACAAGATGTAGGAAGTACAACCGACCTACACCTTTTGTCTAATGTTAGTACACTTATACAACCAGTCTCAACTTATGTCTACTCTGACAAAATTGTTCTACATCCTACGGATAAGTTAAAAGTTTATGCCAGTAGGTCACATCATTGTATTATTAACTACATTAAACAAGATTGGACTTAAAATGGCTTCTCTTATTGGTTTAAATTCAAAGTCAGGACATCCTGGAGGTAGAGTAAAGTCCAAAACCTACAGCGTAGGCCTTACTCATGGAAATTGGGGAACACTTTTTAATGTTGAAACTGAATTTCCAACAAGAGGACTTTATCTTTGGCAGACAAATCACAATGAAAATTACACTTATTCAGCAGGATTTATTTTTAATGGCAATGCAGGTGGTGGAAATAGAAGATTCTTTAATAGAATCCAATCTGGATCTTATACAGATACACGATTAAACGGTAATGATTTCCAAGTTTATCATGGTATATCTTGGGCAGGAAGTTTAACTTTCTATGGTAGGTGGGAACTTATTTCAGAATTAGACGGAAGTTAATATGGAAATAATGAATTTTGACGATCTAGTATCAGCGACAGCACAACATAAACCAATAGCTGATCTAAGGTTAGAAAGAAATAAAAGACTTGCTGAAACCGATTGGTGGTGTTGTTCGGACCAAACTCCTACTCAGGCACAATTAGATTACAGGCAAGCTCTTCGTGATCTTCCTGCTAACAGTTCCCCTAGTTTAGATGAATGGGACCAATTAACAAATGTTGAATGGCCTGTTAAACCAACGGAGGAAAATGAGTAGGGCAAGGGAATTAGCAGATTTAGGTAATAACGCTGGTGGTTTAGAAACACTTACTGTTTCTGATATTACTGATATTACTGCTACGGCTGACGAAATAAACCTAGTAGATGGCAGTGTTACTGGTCCGTTAAGTCATAGGAATATGATTATTAATGGAGGAATGACTATTAATCAAAGAAGCATTAGTAGTCTTGCACAAACCTCATCAGCCCAGTACACAGTTGATAGATTTACAACAGTAGTAGGTAGTTCTTTTAATTTAGACACTACAATCAATCAAATTGATTTGACAGGGAGTGATTTTGCGACAACAGGACAATCAAAAGCACTTAAGATTGAAGCTGATACCACACAGACACCTTCTGGTAGTCATAACGGAGGAATAGGAACTTTTTTAGAAGGTCAAGACGTTCAAAGATTATTATATGGCACATCATCTGCTAAAGATTCTGTTTTGTCATTTTGGGCAAAAGGTAGCACTAACTCAGTAGGAACTTACACTTGTCAAATAGATTATGTTGATTCGTCAAGTAATCACTATTCACAATATCACACTTTTTCTCTTACAACTTCATGGACTGAATACACTATAAATATAGGTGGTAATGGTACAGCAACTTCATCTGCCCCTCCTAACACCAATGCAGTAGGTTTTAGAGTAACTTGGTGGTTAGCTTCTGGCCCAGACGATTTAGTATCAGCGACATCTACTTGGGTTTCAAACCCTAGTCCTACTTATCATGGTGTAACAGGAATGTCCAATTTTATGGATGATGATAGTAATGAATTTTACCTCACAGGTGTCCAACTAGAACTCGGCAGTGTAGCAACTCCGTTTGAGCATAGGAGTTATGGGGATGAGTTAGCTAGGTGTCAAAGGTATTATTGTCGAGGCAGAGGATCGTCTAATGACATAGAAGATGCTTCAGCGCCAACAGTAGATTTTCCAGTGGCAATGCGAGCAAGCCCCAGTGTTGTAAATATTTCTGATTACTCTGGTAATGCTGATAAGATGTCACGATATGCTGGAAATCAATGTAATGTTTCTTCAGCAACAGCAAATACTGGTGGGATATATTTAATTCAACATGATGCTGAGTCAGCAAATCGTGTTTGGTTTTTACAATATGTAGCAGATGCGGATTTTTATTAGAACTCTAAAATGTTAAATAAAATGAAAATTGAAAATGCAAAATATGCTGAATATGCAGGAGAGAAAATATCAATTACTGCAACTATTGATGGTAAAACAAAGTTTGTTCCACTAGATCCAGCAAACACACACTACGCAGAAATCATGCGACAAGTCAAAGCAGGTGAATTAACAATACAAGAAGCGGATAGTGAGTAAACATGGCAACAACTAAAGCGACAACATTAGCACATACATTAGGTGGTATTTCGTCTGACATTAGTACGGCTGAAATCAATAGACTTGATGGATTGACAGGTGATATACAAACGCAGATTACTGCTCTTGATAATGCTAAAGCACCCAAAGCATCGCCTACGTTTACTGGAACAATAACAGCACCAAATGATTCTATAAGTGGAGATGCTGTGTCTGGTGGAACTATAGGTGCTGGAACTTTTAGTGGAACTTTATCAAGTAATGCGACTTTACCTGCTGGAACAGTTTTGCAAGTAAAAAGTCATATATCGACACACACACAAAATCACACAGGTGGTAGCACAGATTATTATGTTCAATCTAACGGAAATTGGGGGACGGGTACTACATCACCTTGGTCAAATATCACAATAAAAAAAGCGAATTCAACTTTAGTTTTTACAGTACATGCGTATGTTTTCTTTAATAGAAACACCGTTAATGGTAATTTTGGTTCAATTAATTGGTATATACGATACTCAACAAATTCTAATTTATCTTCTTCGACTGATACTGCTCGTTTAGGTAATATATACCAAGATTGTAGGTGGTATAACTATACTTCTGAACAAGAAAAACTAGGGGGATCAGGTACATTAGCTGTTACAACATCATACGCAAAAGACACAGTAGTTTACTATACAGTTAAAGCTACTGCTCAATATGCCTCAATTTATCCTGCATCATTGCAAGTTTTGGAGTTAGCAACATGATTAATATACCTAATATGCCGACCTGTATGGAAGTTTTAAGAGGTAGAAGAACGGGGCTTTTACAAGAATCTGATTGGACACAATTTGCAGATTCTCCGTTGTCAGACTCTAAAAAAGCTGAATGGGCAACTTATAGACAGCAATTGCGAGATTTACCTGCAAACAATCCAAATCCAGAATGGGAAGACGGAGATAATACAAAATTACCAGACATAACTTGGCCCGCCAAACCTGAGTAACCTAAAATAAAATGCACGTATCTTTTAGTTTATGAAAGTATCTTAAATTAACATGAGTGGACATCATCCAAACCCAGCGGATCAATATTATAACTATCCAACACAAGCAACAGAAGTTATGCCAGAAGTAAGCACATTATATCAGATGGTTATGGACTTAGGCATACCAGCCTGTGTTATCATAGCCGCATTTTGGTTCATTAGGTATCAGAGTGAACTAGCAAAGAAAGAACGAGAGGAGTTCTGGAAGAAAGACGAAGAGCACGATAGTAGACTCTTGGACATGATTGAAAAGTCTTCAGATGCTATTCTTCAGATTAAACTAGCATTGGATGCTAACACACAAGCAATCAAAGAAATTACACGAAAGTAGATGGAAACAGTAACAGAAAAAACAACTATAAAGAATGGCGGGAAACCCAAGGATGACCCACATATACAATTAATGAAACTTAGATTTTGGGCAAGGTTTCTTATATCGTTACTTGCCTTTGGTCTTTTTGGTTGGCTTGTGTTTACTATGGTAAACAAGCCTGACGAACTAGCTCAATCTAGTAAAGACCTTATAAACTTGGCTTTTGGTGCTTTCTTGCCGATCATAGGAATGTTAGGCAAACACTGGTTTGAAACAGCACACGATGAGCC